GGCGATCCAATCATTTATGAATTTAAAGAAGAATCCAATGATTAAAAAAGCTAATCCAAAATCAAAGCCGGCCATCGACATTCCGCATTTCATCGCGGCACGTAACGCGGCCAATCCAACGTTGAAAGAATTCGACCGCGATTCCGTTGCGGATTCCGTTGGATGCAATAAGGCTTTGTTCATCCAATGGCCGAAACCACACAAATTCCCGAAATCAATCCGATATCTTTTTTCGCTTGCGGAATTGTTGGGTTTCGACATCCTGGATTTGATTGTCCAAGCCGGAACAACTAAACCGTATTTCGAGCGAATGAAAGTTTTCGAATGCCGCGCGAATCATGTTGCCGGTGTTAGATACGTTTACGCCTACAACGAAGAAGAAGCGCGTGAACGATTGAAATTGGTTTGGCCGGATGCTAAATTCCAAATCATTCCGGCAGTTTTCAAACACGCAACAATTCTTAACGACGAATAATCATGGAAAACCAAAATACACCGCAAGAAAAACAACGTCCGTTGAAATTGTTGATTCGCGACAACGACGTTCAAGAAAGATTCCAACGGATGTTGGGAAAAAACGCGACACCGTTTTTGATGTCCGTTTTGAATGTGGCATCCAACGACAAGTTGGCCGAAGCCGAACCGCAATCGGTATTGATGGCGGCGGCGGTCGCGGCGACCTTAAATTTACCAATCGATCCAAACTTGGGAATGGCTTATCTTGTGCCATTCAAGGATAAGAATCGAGGAAATAAGACTTTCGCCCAATTTCAGTTGGGTTACAAAGGTTTCGTCGAACTTCTTCATCGGACCGGTCGATTGAACCGTATCAACGTCGATGCGGTTTATGAAGGCGAAATTGTTTCAATCGACCGTATGACCGGCGACATGGTTTTCAATTGGATTCAGGACAACGACGAACGCGCGAAGAAGAAACAAATCGGCGTGATGGCATGGTTTCGACTTGATCATGATCGCGGTTTCGAAAAATCATTCTTCATGTCGAACGCGGAATTGGAAAAACACGCCAAACGTTATTCGCAGTCATACAAAGCCGGATTCGGCGTTTGGAAAGACGACCGATTGTCAATGGAAAAGAAAACCGTTTTGAAGTTGTTGTTGATGAAGTATGCACCGAAATCCGTTGAAATGCAAACGGCACTTCGAACCGACCAAGCGTTGATTGGTGATTATGACGGCCAAAAATTGAATTATCCCGACAACGAACCGATGGATGTCGAAGAACTGAAAGCGCAACAAAACGCCAACAAGGTTAAAAGAATCAACGAATTGTTGGTCGAAAAACTTGACTTGATTTCGGAAGAAGATAAAATCGAAATTGCGCGAATCTTGAACGATAAGGTCGAAGCGTCATACGACAAGGTAATCAACGAATTGGAAAAACTGAAAGTGGATGCGGCACAATAGCGAAAGAATCGGACGTTTCACAAGTTCGCAGATTTATCGACTTTGTGGAACCGAAAAAGTGGCGATGACGTATGTGGATCACAAGATTCGCGAAAGGCGTGGTCGCCGAAGCATCGAAGGATACGGACGGTCACGGGATATGATGTGGGGGAAATTTATGGAAATCCGGATAAATGATTTGTTGGGTTTAAAATACGACCTTTCATCCAGGACAACCGAATTGCACCCGAAACACGGCGACATTTGGTCGGGTTCATACGATTTCATCGTTCCGAAAGTAAAAGTGGCAGAACTGAAGGCGTTCGCATTCCTGAATTTTTCCAAATTGAACGACGTGTTGATGCAAAAAGACATCCAGTTGTTGAAAAAGGAATTTCCGGAAATATATTGGCAAGTGGGATCGAACGCAATCATCAACAAGGTGAAGAATGTCGAAATTATTTCGTACATGCCTTATGAAAGCGAAATTCCGGCCATCAAGAAATTGGCCGAAGAATATGACGGTGATGACTTCTTCGAATATAAATGGATCGTTGATTGCGACATCACCGAATTGTCGTGTTTGCCGGATGGCGGATATTATTCAAACATCACACGTTTGGAATTTGAATTTCCCGTCGACGACATTATTTTTCTAACGGCGCAAGTCGTGAAATATGGAAAAATATTAACAGCCGCGAAAATTTAAAATAAATTGTTCATATTTGTATCGGCGACCGACTACCGCCATTAAGATACTGGTTAATGACTTAACCGAACAACCATTCCCGAAATCCGAGTAGTCGCGGACGAAGGAATGGTTTTGTTTTTTCTTCGCCATGAGTTTAAAATATACCACAATTCAACACTACTTTCGCAAGGCCAATGGGTTGACCAACAACGAATATGTTTTTTGCGATATGATTTCCATGTTGTGCAAACAAATTGATTCGCGCGTTCCTGGTTGGTGTTATATGTCGAAAGAAAATCAAGGAAAAGAACTTGATGTTTCGAAACAATCGGCGATTGTCCTTGCCAATAAAATGGTCGATCGCGGATTCTTGGAACGGCAACCGGTGACGGGTTATTTGCGAACGACGGCCAAATGGGAAAAGGTTTACTTTTTCGATGGTCAACAAAGTTTACCGGCGGTAAACAAAGTTGATGAAACCGGTCAACAAAGTTTACCGAACGATGGTCAACAAAGTTTACCGTATAATAACAATCTATTGATAAAAGATATATATAACAAGCAAATGTCCAAAATTAAAATTTCGGACGACGCGAAGTTGTATATTCCGAATGAAAACAAGTTGGAATTGCATCGGCTTTATGACATAGACAAACAAGAATTGGAATATTTCAAGACCGCCGAAAAGTTCCGATTGTTGTTTATTAAAAACCTGAAGGATAAAGGCGCACCGACGTTCAACCAAGAAAAGGCGACATATAAAAATTACGTGACACCGATTCGATTGATGTTGCAGAAAAACGAATGCACGATTGAACAACTTCGGGATGCATATAAATTCCTAAACAGCGCGGAAGGCGAATTTTGGAAAACCAACGTTTTGTCAACCGACACCTTGCGCCGGCAAATGGCGAAACTTCTTCTTCAGAAAAACCGAATTCCGGACAATTCGAACAAGAAGCCAACCGGGTTCATTCCGGACCACGAAGCACGAACAAAACTTTAAATGGAAAATTTCAGAAATATAAATCCGGTTAAAGTCGAAAAAACGACAATCATCAACATGGAAAAAGGTAAACTTCCGCCGCAAGCCACCGACTTGGAAGAAGCAATTTTGGGTTCAATGCTGATTGATCACAAAGGAATCGAACAAGCCATTGAAGTTTTGGTCGCAAATGCTTTTTATAAAGATGCCCACAAGCATATTTTCGAAGCCATTTATCAACTATACAATGACAACGAACCAATTGACCTTTTGACCGTATCGCAACGGCTAAGAAAAAACAAGAAGTTGGAATCGGTCGGCGGCGATTTCTATTTGATAAACTTGACGCAAAAGATTTCGTCATCCGCACACATCGATTTCCATTGCCGGATTGTTCTTCAAAAATACGTGAACCGTGAATTGATTGCTACCGCATCTTCGTTGGTCGAAGAAGCATACGACGACGAACAAGATTGTTTCGACATGTTGGATTCGGCATACAGCCGTTTGGGAAAAGTTTCCGACCTTATCAATTTGGGCGCATCCGAATCGATTTCGCAGTTGGTCGACAAGCGGATGAACAAGCCGAAGTCCGGTTCGATGGGCGTTCCGTCGTCGTTGAAGAAGATGAACGAATTGACGAACGGTTATCGCGACACCGATTTGATCATCATCGCCGCGCGGCCAGGTATGGGAAAAACGGCGTTCATCCTGAATGAAATTTTGAACATGGGAATCGAAGGAATCCCGGTCATGATTTTCAGCATGGAAATGTCGGCCGAACAATTAATCGACCGTTTGTTGGCGATATTGTCCGGAATAGATCACGAAAAGATTTACCAAAACAATCTTTCGCCGCAAGAATATTTGTACTTGAACGAATGCGCGAAGTTGATCAAGAAGATGCCGATTCATATCGACGATACGCCGTCACTTTCACCGATTGAAATGAAAGTCAAATTGAACAAGGCCATCCGCGAACACAAG